GTCGCCCCCGACCCCCCCGTGGATTCTGCGAGCCCACCACCATCAGGGGTGAAAAATTTTGTAGGTAATTTTATTTGGGGGGTGAGGGCGGCATGATGGGGGCATGAGAAGACGGCGAGTAATTGAAAGTGCGGGTGGTGTAGACGTGCGTGAAGCGGCTGCGGTGGTAGCCGGGGAGCGGGCGTGGTCGGTGGTGAGGGGGGATTGCATAGAAGCGATGCGTGCGATGGGGGATAGGAGTGTAGACGCGGTGGTGACGGATCCGCCGGCGGGTATTGAGTTTATGGGGGCGGAGTGGGATCGTTTCAAGTCGGGTCGTTTGCGGGCGTATTCGAAGGCGCCTTCGGAGGTGAAGGCGACGAGCGGGGGGGGCAAGCCGTATGATGGGCGGCCGGTGTTTGCTCAAGCGGCGAACAAGCGGTGTGCGGTGTGCGGGTGCTATGCGTTTAGTAGGGATCCTTGTCAGTGTGAAGAGCCGGAGTGGGAAACGGATCATTCGGCGCGTGACACGTTTGTCGGGTTTATGACGGCTGCGATGCGGGAGGCGTGGCGTGTGTTGAAGCCGGGGGGGTGGATCGTGGTGTGGGCGATTCCGCGCACGGCGCATTGGGCGGCGTGGTCGATAGAGGAAGCGGGGTTTGAGGTACGTGACGTGGTGGTTCATTTGTTCGGGCAGGGGTTTCCGAAGTCGTTGCGGGTGGATTTGGCGGTGGACAAGGCGGCGGGCGGAGCGGGGGAGGTAGTGGGGGAGAAGGAAGTTGCGGTAGATGCGTGGACGGCGGGGGGTCGGGAGCGTATCGAGGCGGGGGAGTGGGGAAGCTATCGTGTGGACGTGAAGAAGGCGAGCACGGAAGAGGGGAAGAAGTGGGGGGGGTGGGGGACGGCGCTGAAGCCGGCGGCGGAGCATTGGATCCTTGCGCGCAAGCCGTTGGGGGTGACGGTTGGGAAAAACGTGCTGAAGTACGGGACAGGGGGATTGAACGTGGATGGGTGCCGAGTTGTGCATGCGTCGGAAGCTGATTTTGAGGCACACAAGCGAAACGTAGAAGCAATGAAGGCACGGGGCGGGGTACATGGGGAGATCCCGTTCAACGCGTCGGACTTGTCGGGGGCGAACGATGTGACGGCGGCGGGGAGGTGGCCGACGGACGTGGTGCTTTCGCACGCGGAGGGGTGCGGGGGGGAGGGGTGTGATTCTGATTGTCCGGTGCGGTTGCTGGACGCTTCGGCGGGGGGTGTCTCGCGGTACTTTCCGACGTTTGGATATGATGTGAATCGATTTTGTTATGCGCCGAAGGCGACAAGTGCGGAGCGCGAAAAGGGGTGCCGGCATTTGCCTTATCGTTCGCCGGCGGAGCATGTGAAGCGCAAGGCGGGGTCGGCGGGGTTGAATTCACCCCGAGCGGGGGCAGGGCGGACGCGCGGGGGACGCAATTTTCATCCGACGGTGAAGGGGGGGAAGCTCATGGACTGGCTTGTGCGGCTTGTGACGCCACCCGGTGGGATAGTGCTTGATCCGTTTGCGGGGTCGGGCTCTACGGGGATTGCGGCGGTGCTTGGGGGGTGGCGTTTCATTGGGGTCGAGGCGAATGAAGAATATGTAAGGATAGCGCGTGCGAGGATAGCTCACGCATCGAGTGAGGCGGAAGAACGGGAGCGGCGCGAAGCGGCGCTTCGGGAGGCGGCGGAGGTGGAGATCGAAGTGCCAAGCAACGGCGGCAAAGGATGACGGAGGCGAAGATGGACCTTGATGATTTCGTGCGGGGATGCGAGCGGGCGGAAGCGAACGGATCGCGGGATTTGTTCGGGGTCGACGGCGACACGGCGAAGGCGGTGGCTGCGATGTGGGAACGATTGGAGATCCGGGACGTGGGGGAGATCGCGGCGGCGTGCCATGACGTGAGGCGGCGGTTTGCGGAAACGCTCGGGGATGAACGGGTGGTGGAATGGGGAACGCTCCGCATGGGGGGCAAGCAAGCGATCGCGCGAGCGGTCATGCTTGCGCTCCGAGGTATGACACCGGAAGAGGTTCACACGGCTTGCGTGGCGGAGCGGGGAGCGGCGGGGTGTAAGCCCGATGATCCGGCGATGCGGGCATGGGGAAAGCTCACCCCGGCGGAGCGTGCTTCGGTGGTGCTTTTCGTGCGGCTGGCGCGGAGCATGGCGATAGCGATCACGGAGGCGAAGCACCTATGAGCGAAGGGGCGGAAACGGAGCAAGCTGCGCTTGTGATGCGCGCTATTGCGCGCAAGGTGGCGTTATCGCGAAAGCATCCGACAGAATTTTTTAATTTCGTTATACGGGAAGAGATAGGGGAGCGTCGCAAGGTGACGGCGCTCCCGCATCAACGGGTGCTCTTCGATTTTGTGCTCCGATATGAACGGAGCGTGATCCGGATGCCTCCCGGATTTTCGAAGACGTTCAGCATGGCGTCGCTTACCATGTGGCTCATAGGGACGGACGCTTCGGCGCGCGGTGCAATGATTTCTTCGACGCGCGAGCAAGCGGAGAAGCCGCTGGGCATGGTCCGCGACTACATCGAACGTCCCGACGAATTCCCGGAGCTTCGGCTTGTGTTCCCGCGACTTCGGCGGAGCCCGAACCCGCACGATCCGTGGTCGCAATCGAAGATCACGGTGGATCGCCCGCCGGGCATTCGCGACCCGTCGCTTGTGGCGGTGGGGTATGGCGGAGCGCTTCCGGGGTCGCGCTTGTCGTGGATCCTTGTGGATGACTTGCTTGACGAAGAGAACACGCGGACCCCGGACGGGCGGAAGGGGGTCAATCGGTGGTTTCTTTCCACGGTTCTATCACGTCGTGATGCGACGGGGGCTCGCATTGTAATATGCAACACCCCATGGAGCGATGATAAACAGGCACCGGATCTAACGTTCGCTCTTGAACGGGCGGGGTGGCCATGTCTTGCGATGAATGCGGAGGGGGACGTGGAGATCATAAATGCTCCGGATTTTGACACGGACGATATACGTCCGAGTGAGAAACCGGGGGAGGTGTATCGGTTGACGGAGCATGATCCCGATCCCGATGAAGTCATCCCATTATGGCCGGAAAAATACGGGGAAGCGGTGCTCGTGGATATACGCGATGCATATAGACATCAACCGCATATTTATGCACAGCTTTACAAGCTGCGCTCGTATGCGCGGGAGGGGTCGCGATGCAAATCGGAATGGATTGAAGCGGCAAAGCGCATGGCACAAGCGGAGCATGTATTTGGACCCGTGGTCGAATATCACGGGGACTGGCCAGTGTTCACGGGGATTGACTTAGGGGTTGGCAAATCGGAGGGAAACGATAAAACGACGTTCTTCACGTTCGCAATTCGGGAGGATGGGAAGCGAGTGATACTCGATGCGGAATCGGGGCGATTTAGTGGCCCCGAAATCGTTTCGAAAATACAAGAAAAGCATTTGCGATTTGGCGGAATGTTGCGTGTGGAAAATAACGCAGCACAGGATTATATCCGGCAATTCGCATTAGAAGCTGACATAGCGCTCCCAATTCGAGCGCATACGACGGGGCAGAATAAGGTAGATCCGAGATTTGGGGTTGAAGGATTATTCCTTGAAATCGCGAATGGTGCGTGGATTATACCGTGCGGTCCGAATGGTGAGCTGTCGGAAGGAATTGAACAATGGGTTGAAGAATGCGTGTTTTATCGACCGCCCCCTGCTCACACGGGGGATTTGCTCATGGCGTCATGGTTTGCGAGGGAGGAAGCGCGGTCGTGTGGGTTCGGGCTCACGACTACGCGCGTTGAACGGTATGATGGGGGGATGATTGCGGGGATATTGTCGCGATGATATGGGTTCATCATGCGGAGGGGGGACCCGATGATCGAGGCGATGGAGGCGGCACGGGAGGCGCTTGACCCGGTAACGCCACCGATCGAGGCGACGGTTGCGGCGTATCGTGTGGTGAGGCTTGTTCCGGTGCTTGTGGCGGAGCTAGCTTTCCTTCGAGCACAAGCCTTCGTGGCGGGGCGTAAATGGCTCGTAAAGGCTTCGGGGCGAGGGGGAGGGGCAGAAGGATAGAGGGAGGGGGGAAAGTGCCGTGGGGGTGCCTAGATTTCGTCGAATGCACACGCGCCACAGTATCCGTGCATAGCGTGTTGATAGGACGTGTTAACGATCGGCCCGCCACAAGCGCGGCACCGTCCGGAATTTGATTCCTTCGAGGAAGACCGGCGGTCGTAAGAGGGCTCGGATGCAATGATGGTCGCAAGGCACATCCCATCATCACCTTGCCAGAGGATACGATCGATTTTCTCTGTCTTCACGGTGCCGTCCTTTTTCGTGACGGTGATTGTGATTCCGGCAAGCAACCGGAACCCACGGACACCCCAATTACCGTTACGGAGTTTCGTGTAGGTGATCAAGTGAGGCGCGTTTGTCATTTTTTTTTTCTCCCTTCTGAATCGAAGTCTCTTGCACGCGCTATGCCACACGAGACACAATCGAAACGGGAGGCACGCCCCGTGCTTTGCAATGGGGCGGAGGTGAACGAATGCCTACAAATGAAGAACCGAAGGCACGCGTGCGGCGGGAAAGCCAGCTTGCAAAGGCTTTGGGAGCGATGATTGCGAGCGGGGATCGTGAGCTAGCAGCGTTCGCGTGGGCAAGAATCGACAGGATGATCGGGATAACGGGGAGCATTCTAAGAGCGGCACGAGAACTAGGGATCTCGCATCGTTCCTTGTGTAGATGGAGGGCGTCGCGTGGTGGTATGACCGAAAAGTCATAGTGAGCGAACCTCATTATTCCATGGCAGTTTTGAATAAATCGGGGGGTGCGGGGTGCTTGCCTATGATCCGAAAGTCATAGTAGGGGAAACGAAGCAAAGTGCGTGAATATAAGAGTTTTCGAACGATGCGGGGCGAGCGGGTCGGTTGACTATGATCCGAAAGTCATAGTTGGCTCGTTCCCCCCTCCCTTGCATCGGGGCGAAAATATAGGGGCAAGCTTGCCCTAATGATAGGCACGAAGTTTGCAATCATTCGCTCGCATGGGAATCACCGACGGAGCCTTCCGATTGTTGATGCGCGAAGGGCGGTCATGCGAGCACGCGCTACCTTCGATCGTCGTGCGGGCGCGTTCGCTCGTGAAGAGCGGGTCGAATCATCGCTTTCGGTGGATCGGCTTGCCGATTATATCGATCGCTTCGTGTGCATTGTCGAAGCCTACGCGGCACTCGGGGCGACTCATGTCCAATGGTATTAGGGGATGAAGGGACCGGTCATCCGGTCCCTTCGTGGTTTATGGCTCGTGCGGCCCCGGAACCTGCCCTATAACGCATTTGTCTTGTCAGGGTGAGGTAAGGGTGGGGGTTATGTCAGCGCGGGAAGGGATAGGGGAGGAACGACGATTTGGGGGTGCCTCCGATATACGGGAAGCATATTGCGGAGCATGGGGTTTTCGAAAACGATAATGGGGGGCATCGAGCATCACGAAGGAAGCAACGCTCAACACAATGCGACAACCGGGCGCGGGTGGCGGCTTGTTCGTTTTGCTCCCATGTCCGGGTTCCCCTCCGCTTTGCGGATGCAACCTCGTTAGCAAATGCAATCGCATTTGTGGGGGATGGGATATTATCGGGTGACACGACTTCCAAACCTTCGTTTGCTGCAAATTCGCATAATTCCCCCGTAATAATATCTCCCGCCCAAATTAGGGCTCCCGAGGGGAGGCGCGAACCTCGCATTACAATAAAATAATCCGTCGGGGTTGCTCTATCCCATGGATCTACTTTCGAGCATGGAACGGACGTGGGGGGGTTCGGTGGGATTTTTATGGAAAGACACTTCGCGACGTTTCTGTCTTTGCACGCAATTGCCGCTTTCTTTCCTGTTTCTTCGAGCAAATACAATTCAATTGCTTCCCATGGTGAACCCCTCCGTTTCATTTTTTCCGCACGGATAATGGGCTCATATCCAACGATGCTCACTTCGCCGAAGATTGCCCCTGACAGAAGTAGGGCGGGGATTTGCTCGGAATCGTCGGAGAAGGTGCTACCCGGAGCAACCGGCCCCGACGGTGTGTTGACGTGATTCAATAAAACGTAGGTCATGATTGGATCATATCACGACCATCTATCGGAGCGCGATCGAGTGCGTGGACAACTACTTGCTTTATTGGCAAGCTTGCCCTATATTCGCGTTCGGTTCGTCATGAACTGAAGGGAGTTTTGAAAATGCAAGCAAGCGGTATCAAAAGAACGGTGAAGACAGAAGAAGAGATCAATGCAATTTGTGAGGCGTTGGCGGCGATGCTACGCAAACGTCTTCGGGAAGCACGCAAGGCGGCACGTGAAGGGGGCAAGGTGCGCTTGAATGCTTCGATCATATCCAAGGGGGACACCCCATGAAACAATCGCAGGAAGGGGCAACGAAGGACGCGCAACGAAGCATCGTGCGGCATCATGAGATCATGAGCAATGATATCCGCGAACGAGTGACAACGAATGCACCCCCAATAAAACGGCGGCGAACACACGCCCCCTTCTCCCCCAAATCGAACGAAGTTGAAGTGAAGCGCCTCCGTCGAAAGGTAGCGGAAATCGAAGCGCGCCTTGAATTGCTTGAAGCTGCATTCGGTGGTGGGTTCGATATTCCGTGATTGTGCGAAAGCCGTTGAACGCGTAGGCTTGCCTCATGAGCAAGTCGAAAATTCCTGTAACAGATTTATCACCTTCAATAGAAATCGAAGTGCCGGCCGGTGGCGTCAAGCGACGTGTGAAGGTACGAACAATGAATATCGATGAAGGCATGGCTCGCGTTGTCGTGGGGGATGCATCACCGGTGGCCCCCGGGGTCCCGAGTGCGGATGCGATCCAAGTGCTCGGGAGCATGGCTCGATCGGCTTTCGGTATGCGTTGAACACGTGTTTTCGTTGTGACGGGAGGGTAAACAATGTTCATCTTCGTTGAAGATTTTGAAGACTATCGGGAAGGAACCATCGTTGACGGCGAGCGCGCGATCGCGGTGCTCCAAAGTCGGGGGGCGCCGATGCTTCCGGTTGATCCGAGCTTGTTTGATCGAAATCCGATCGCGGGTTACTCCCGGCGATCATGGGGTAACGGTGGGCAACGATTCGAGCGCATGATAGGGCATCGTGCGTGCCCCCTCATGCTTTATGTGATACCGGGCACCCCCACGTTGCACTGGACGGCACGGGTCGAACCGATCGAAGACACAACCGAAAGCAAGGGAACCTTCCGGTTGACAACGAACACGGGAGTCCACGGCGTGACGCTCACGGGCGGACTTGTAGCGGACGATCGCGCGAGCGTGATCGACTGCCCCCCGGATGCGAACGGCGGGTGGACGATCGGTGGTTCGGTGCGTGTCAATTGCGCAATGGAGGGGTTTCTTGCGTTGTCAATTTATGGTGCGGCGGTAGGTCTTCGTGTCGTGTGGGCGGCTGTAACGCAAGCAAAGTGACTTTTCATTTTGGATCGGCGTGACGGAAGCACCGCATACGGGATAAATTCCCCGTATGGCGATCAAAATTCTTTTGAACACAACGCGGATGGGTTCAACGGTGTGCAATGCTGGAACATCGTTCAACACCGAAACAGAAGCAGAGATCATAACCAAGTTGGAATCTTCCGGCGGGCGACTCGTTGACCCGACGCCGGAGATTGTGACGGCGGCTGCGATCGCTGTCATGCGACGGATGCGTGGCGATGATGAAGCATCGATCAATGCGGGGATAATCGCGGTAGCAGGTAGTGAAAAAGGATCGGATGACGGATTGATTCAAAGACGTTCGGTGACGATCACCGTTTCCGATTTGACGGAGGCGGTTGACGGGGCCCCGCAACAATTCAACGTTGGCAATGTTCTTCCGGTGAACGCTCGAATAATTGGGCGTTCGCTTCGTGACGTGACACCGTTCACCGGCGGAGGTGCAACCGAGGTGCTTCTTGACGTAGGCGGAACGGACCCCGATGCAATCATTGCGGGGGAAGATTTGCTTGCGGGAGGAACCAACGAACGCGAAGGGGCGGCGGGTGTAAACCCGACGGGTGGGCTTTATGGTGGGCAACAAATAACGGCAACCTTCACACCGGACGTTACACATAACCTTGCGGATTTGACAGCGGGTGCGGTGACAATCGATGTTCTTTTCGTGGTGGTGTCATGAGAACCGAACCGCTTCCTTCAATGAATGACGGGGCGTGTTGCGTGCGTAACGATGCGCAAGCATGATAGGTTGTCAGCATGGCGAATGCATTCATTCAAGGCGCTCCGGTGCGGCCCATCGTATATGTTGAATCACCTACGGATCTACGCCCGGTTGAACCTTCAAATCTTTTCGCCCCATGGATGCTTGCGTTCGTGTGGACCGTAAAAGATTTTTTCGCATGGAATCCTGTTTCAACGGATGCGGATGATGGTGTGTCGGTGATCAAACCGAACGACGTTGCGGCGATGGATCCGGGAAGATGGGTTCGATTAGGCGGCGGAGGTGGTTACATGGCGGTTGAAACCTACTTGTTTAGACTTGAAGGACCATTCGCGGGTGCGGCTGTACCGGGCACGTTCGATGGTCCGATGCTCGTGATCTCCGCGCGAACGATCGCGAACGTGTGGCTTTTACGTCGCAAGCATGGTGGTTCCGGAACAACGCGAATCACCGTTAGGATCAACCATACGAATTTGTTTTCATCACCGGCGAATGAACCGCAAGTCACGACTGCAATGGGAGATTATGCCGTGGTGTCTTCGAACGTGTTCAATCCGGGTGTCGAAAATCTTTCATCGGGTGACGTGGTGGAAGTGTTCCTTCAAGAAGTCGAAACGGATAATCCACCGGATACTCCGGAAGGATTGTGCGTGATAATTGAATTTGCCCCATGAGGGCAGGGAGAATGATATGGCTACGATTTATCCTCCGAACAATCGCAACCGTCTTGGGCCCCGTGTTGCCCTTGAATGGGGACCATTAACATCGGCGAAAATAGATGGATGGGCTTCGGACTTTTCGGCAATTGTAGGGGGGGAAACGATCGATATTGGAGTAGGTGCAGGCGTACCTTCCACGATCACAATGCAAGCGGGTGATGATTCGGCGGCGGCGGTGGCGGCACGAATCAATGTGACCTACCCCGGGTTGGCAACAACGAAGGATGGAGGAAAACGACTTCGCCTTGAACATGCAACGCGTGTTCGTGTTACGGCAGACCCGGCATTCGATATGATAGGACTTCCGATTGAGGATCGCGATGTAGCGGCTTTGGCATCGGAAAGCTATGTTGTGCCGATTGTGTTTGCATTCGATCGATTTGCGGAGGTGTGTTCATCAGCGATCGAAATCCCGATTGAAGCGAATCGCATAGGTTTATGGGTTGGGGTTGAAGGCCGTGATACGACAACGCACAACCGATGGGGGATTCAATTTCACGCAATGTGGAGCAATGGCGACGAAGGGGAGCCGCCCTATACAACGGCAATCGGAACGAATGAAACGATCGCCGATCCGTCACCGATTTACCCATCGGGTGATGAAGCTGTAGGTGCAATTACATTGTTGCATTCGAATTCGTTCATACTCGTTGGCTCGGTTGAAGGGTTCAAATTCGTTCGCTACATGGAATACGAAGTGCCGATCGGCGCAAAGCGAATGCGTCTATTCACAACGGGAGCGGCAAGCACGGAAGCCAACCCTTATACGACAACGAACCCCCCTCCCCTCATAGCTCCGGCCCTATCGTGTGCGGCATTCGTGGGGGTGCGATCATGATACCCCTTGACAACGTGATCCGTGTTCGTGGGAGGTGGTCGCGTGCGGGGGATGGTCCACAACCGAGAAACGTAGGTGATTATACGTCGGCAGACTTCAATTCGCCCGAATATGAAGACTGCATCATACGTCACAATGACGGGGTGGACACGGGCTATATTGTTCAACGGAGCGGGCTTTATCTCGTATCCGCAACGCTCATGTTAGATCATGATTCGGCCCTAGATCCGGTGACGATCCGTTTCGTGGATGTAGAACAACCGGACCCGGTGCTTCGTCGATGGACAATTTTTCCGCTTGTCAAAAATTATGTTTCGTGCGCCGTTTCAGCGGTGCTTCCGATTGAGACAAACTGTAGATTGAAGGTTCAATGGGATGGTGCGAATGAGCTAGTTTCTCGTGACTTTTACGGGCAGGATGTTTCATGGTTAGAGATCACACGATTAGGATCCGTTTGGTTCAAGTCTTCTAAAGTTAGTATGTTAATAGAATGAACCCCCTCCGTGAATTCATCGCAACGATCCTTGTGCAAATCGGAATGTGGTGCGTGAGCATTGCTTCCATGATTGACGGCGGCGATGAAGACACGAGCAAATCGTTTGACAACGATTTGCAAGATGCGTTCGCGCAATCACCGATCACGGCGGAGGCGGCGGAACTACTCGCGCCTCCGATCGCGCGCAAGCGGACGAAGAAAGCGGTTGACAAGCCGTTGCGTGGAAGCATTCGCGCGAGGCGGGAGAAAGCGACGATACTATGACGGCTTCGAAATCGTCGGTTCACTTTGAAGGAATCGCAATGCTACCTAGTTCGTTCGGGCTTGATCATACAACGATGGGGCCGGAACTAGGCGCAACCCGAATTTGGTCTTCCCCTCGAAGATCAATCCTCGAATTTCGGGAGCGCTTCTATCGTTGCACGCAACATGATCACAAGACGTTTGACTTCAACGGGCGCGTGATACCGGCGGGAGGCATCACGGGTTCGCAGCCGCTTTTGACTTCTCTTCAATCTCCGGTCTTCGTTCCGCTCGATCAACGGCGACCGTCGAACCCCTATCGGTTCGCGAGGGTGGTCGTTCAAGAATTTACGGGGCTCGTGTTCGGTCATGATCGATGGCCGGTGATCCGGGACGTGGACCCCGAAACGCAAGACTTCGCCGACTCGCTTGTGAAGGCTTCGCATCTTCGATCGGTCATGCTTCGAGCGCGAAACCTTGGCGGGAGTGTGGGAACCGTGGGCTTGTCGTGGGCGTTCATCGAAGGCAAACCTCGTGTGCGTGTTCACAATGGGAAAAATCTTCATGTCCACAAATGGCGTGATCGTGATGCGCTGATTCCCGATCATGTGATGGAGCTTTATCAAACCCCCCGTGATGAATGGGATCCTGAAAAGCGAACGATTGTGCGGCGGTGGTATTGGTTCCGACGCGACTGGACCCCCGTCGCTGACGTGAGGTTTCATGAAGTCGAAGTCACGAAGAACGAGCCGATTTGGCGGATCGATGAAGAGGCAACCATTGTTCATGGTGACGGGTTCACACATTTCGTTTGGGTTCAAAACCTCCCCGATGAAGATGAAACTTCGATCGATGGACAACCGGACTATGCGGAGCTTTACGAACAAGCGAACGAGCTAGACACGTTGAATAGTGTCGTTTCACGCGGCGCAAAATTGAACCTTGATCCAACACTTGTGTTGAAGATGGATCGAGCATTGATTGACAGATTTGGAGTGAGAAAGGGGTCGGAAAATGCGCTTGCGGTTGGGGAAAGCGGCGATGCAAACTACCTCGAATTAGCAGGCACAAGCATCACTGCCGGGGTCGATTTGTTCAAGCAACAAAGGGGGCTTGCTCTTGAAGTCGCGCAATGCGTGATTCCGGACCCGAACACGATAACGGCGGCGGGAACGTCATCCGTCGCGTTGAAGGTGATCTACGCTCCGATGCTCGGGAAAGCGACCATGCTTCGGACACAATATGGATCGGCAATTGAGCGCTTGCTTGAACAAATGATTGCGAGTGCAAAGGCGATATATTCGATCACGGAAACGGTGATCGAAACGGATGAACAAGGGAATAAGGTTGAAAGCGAAGTTTCCTATGGGCTTTCACTTCCTCCCCGCATCATTCGCGAACCCATCTTTGATGAAGATGGGCGACCTACCGGAAAAGAAACCGTAAAGGTTGAAGAGCGAACCCCTGGCAACGGAGGGGATCTTGATCTCGAATGGGATGATTTTTTCGCGCCGACGGCAAACGATCGTCTTCAAGCTGTTCAAACCGTAACGACAGCAACGGTGGGAAAGCCGGTGTTGTCGCAACGTGGGGGCGCAATGCTTGTGTCTGCAATGTTCGGGCTCGATGCTACTTCGGAGATTGTGGCGCTTGAAGCCGCTGAACGCGCAAAGCTTGCGGCGCAAGATTCAATGTTTTACGGAACGGGTGGTGATATTTCGACAGATCACGAACTAGCAGAGGTGGCAAGGGCGGCGGGGCAACGTTCGTTCGATGCGGAACACGAGCCTTCGATCGATGAAGAAGAGCACGAGCCTTCGATCGATGAAGAAGAGCATGAGCCTTCGATCGATGAAGGACGTGTGCTTGTTTCTGGTAAGACCGCGGTAGAGCTTACCAGCACGGACCTTGCTTCGATCGTGACGGTGAATGAAGGAAGACGGGGGGCGGGGTTAGGCCCCCTCATGCGTTCCGATGGAACGATTGATCCCGACGGCAATTTGACGATCAAGGAATTCCAAGCGAAGCGTGAGGCGAAGGGCGCAACGGAAGGGGACTATGCGGCGAAGCGTGCGGCGGGGGTCCCGCTTGTGGACCCCCCGAAGGTTTCCGTTGTGCAAGGTGCGAAGCCGGGGGCTTCAAATACACCGAACACAATAGGTGTTCCTTCCAAGGATACGAAGCCCCCGGGGGTCAAGGGTGAATCATGAGTGATGATCTTTTGACATGGGCAACGAAGGCAAAGAACGGCATCCATCCAATTAAGGCGAAGCCATCGTTCGGTGTAACGTCGGATGACTTATCATGGATCGATCCGATTTATCGGGATCAAATCCGAGGATGGGGAACGGCAAAGCGGGTCCCCGGAAATCCGCCGGCATGGGTTGCTTCCCCCTCGATCTGGAATAGGGCAAGGGAGGCGGTCGAAAAGGGCCATTGGGAAAGATATGATGAACCATGGGCGGTTGTGGCTCATGTATATCGGAACATGGGCGGCGGGGTGAAGTGACGGAAACACGTGTTTCCGTGGCGGGGTGAGCCATGGCGCGAAATCCGGCGGACCTTTTGCGGGAGAACGTTGTTCGCGCTTCCGCGTGGGTGAAGGGCGAAGGGCCCGGCGAAGCCCCCATGCGCCGGCTTCACGAGATCATGACGCGCGCTTCGGCGGATCTTGAAAGCCGGCTCCGGGAAGCCGAAGGGCTCGGGGGGCCCGGTGCGGGGAGCTTCACGGCAACGCAAATGCGCGTGACCCTGAACCAGATCGAAGACGTGCTTCGGTCGATCCGTCCGATGCTTTCGAGCACGGTGGTTAGCTCCGCCTCTTCGGTGGCGACGGCAAGCACGAAGGAAACGATCGCCTACCTTGAAGCGGCGGAGCGCTCGTTCAAGGGGTCCGCGCAAGGGCTCATGCTGAACGAGGCGGCGATCATGGATCGCGTTTCGAGCGGGATGGAGGCAAGCGTGCTTCGGCGCCTCGCGACAAGCGGCGAACCGCAATCGTCGCTTGCTGAACCGCACCTCGGCAAGCTCGGGATCCTTGATCGGTACGGCTTGAACGTGGTGGGCAAGTTTGAAGAAATCATGCAACGGCGCTTCATCACACGGGCGCCATGGAATGACGTTCGTAACGAATTGATCGAGCAATCGCCGTTCCTTGTGGGGCGGCGCGCGGAAGAAGGCGCGGGGGTCGCAACCCGATGGGCGGAGCGGATACTTCGCACCGAAACGATGAACGCGCACAACCGCGCGGGGTGGCAGACGATTGTTGAAGCGAACAAAACACTGAAGGACACAATCAAGATCCTTGTCGCGGTATTCGACAATCGCACGGCATCGGATAGTTATGCCGTCCATGGGCAGATACGCTACCCCGAACAACCATTTGATTCGTGGTGGGGGAGTTACATGCACCCCCCGAACCGCCCGAACGATCGCGAAGTGGTGGTGCCTCATCGTATGTCGTGGCCCTTACCGAAAGAGCTTACGCCGAAAAGTGACTCCGAAGTGTTCGCAAGGTGGAAATTGGAGAAGCGTAGAGGTTCCCCCCCTGCACGTCCGGCGATGGAACCCCCCGGGTTTTCACGCGACGAGATCGGCAAGGCGCCTCCGCCTCCGCCGATCTCGCAACCGGGCTTCGATGAAGAAGCCCCGAGCGTGACGATCGACGGGGAGCGGTTGCCCCGGCTCGGAAAAGGGATGGAGTGGGGCGACGCGAGCCCGATCGGGTATGACGACATTTCGGGGGATAAGCCCAAAGGGCTCGGGCTTGTGCCATGGAAGATCGTCGAAGGCTTCGATATGGGCGGGAGCGCGCGACAGAATCGCGCGATGCGGACGCTTCAACACTTACGCGGAGGCTCGTTCGCTTCGGGCTTTGGGCCCCTGGAATCGCTCGGCTTCGACGTTCTGAAGCCTCGCACGCTGGCGAAGATCAAGGGGGAAATCGAGCAACGGGTTTCGATCAGCGCGACAACCGATCGCTACAATCTTGAATCCTTGTTGAGCGACCCCTCTTCCGGTGTGACGCGTCAACGCGTGCGACTTGATCGCCTTTCGTTCACGCGGAGCGACTTCGATTTGTTCGAAGCGCGGAATCATATCCGCGCGGCGGAGGTGGGCGGGTTTCAAACAACGGGCGCCGGCGTGGTGACGGTGAAGCACAACGGAAAAATTTATGTGCTCCAGGGGGGGTCACGCATTGCGGCGCAACGCTTGCTTGGGCAATTCGAAGACGAAGTGATAGTGATCGACTTGGATCACCGAAGCCCGAAGCCTAAGACGAATGCGCAATTTGTCGAAGCGCTCCCGGACGGTGTTGACTCCCCGGAGAAGCGCGCGACGTTTCGCTCTTCGTTCCGTGACTGGTACGCAAACGACGGGATTCAATCGCGCGACGTTGCGGCGTTGCGTACCGGAATGGGAGCGCTCGAAATCAAGCAGCTCCCGCCCGGAATCGCCGGCTACCATTTGTGGGACGGAACGATCCAGATCGAACAATTTGGCGACACGGAAGCAAAACTTGAACGTGCCATTGCGGCGGTGAAGAAGGGGCAGCGGACGGCTTCACCTGATCTTGCAACGATGTTCCACGAAGAATCCCACGGCTTCTCACCATGCGGATTTGGCGCTTATCGCGGCTCGGGCGTGGGGCTTGAAGAGGCGACTACGGAGCTTTATGCGCGGCGGAAGTGGCGGGAGCTTTTCAGCGTCAAGCAACCACGTCACGAGCAGACATTCGAAGAAGATCCGAGCTTGAGCGTGGTGGAACGATCGCGGAGGCGTGCGACGGCGGAGCAAGCGGATCGATCGGCGCCTTTCGAAGACCGCATAGGGTTTCGCCCGGTGCATGATGCGGGAACGTGGGTTGACAATTCGGTGGGGCCATATCGCGAATATATCGCGGCCCTGTATGACTTTACGCACAAGCACACGGGGCTCCATCCCGACGCGATCCCCGACGTGATCGATCGGGCGATCGTTCGCATGCGGCAGGGTACGGCGATCGCTTCAACGCCGGAAGACTTGATCCACATGTACGTTGACGCGCTTGATGGGATCAAGGTGGACGTGCGAGGCAAGCCGGTGAAGGTGAAGCTTGGCGAGGCGAAGCGAACCGCCATGGAGCAAGCTATGCTAAACGACACACGATTTCAGTCGAAGCCGTGATCGCAGTATGATGGAAGCATGAGCCCCCTTCGTTCCCTTCCCGTGGTGGTGTCGATCGACGAAACGATCGAAGCCTACGAAGCCCTGCTTCGCAAGTATGACGGCTCCCCCCCTACGGAGCTAGTTGTGCCTCTTGTGCGCCAGCATGGCGTAGATGAAGCGATCGTGATCGAACGCATGCGCGAGGCGGCGGAGCGGCTTGGATACGGCAAGCGGCGCCCTTGACGCGCCCCCTCGTTGCTCCCCTTGATCCGTGCGTGCTACCCTTCGATGCATGGGAAAGCCTTTCAAGATTGTTGACACGCCCCCCTCCATTTACACTTCCGACGTGAGAACCCCCGATCATCCTGTCGATGATTCGACCACGCGGGAAGATGGGATCATGGAAGAGAAACCATGGAAACCATCGGGGCCGGTGAATGATGCGAACAAACCACCGATGCGCTTCGATTGATTCACGTTGCGTTGACGTGTGAGGCGATGAAGCGGTAGCCTTCAAAACGGAGAAAGAGACATGGCAAAATCGGGTGATGGAACAACGAATCCTTTCGGTGATGGTCGCGGTGGCGCTGGTAATGGCAAAGTTACACCGGCAAATTTGATCGTGAATCCACGCGGTGGCGGTGGCAATGGTGTGACACCGCGTGTGCTCACTGCAACAAATTCGAACGATGAACAAGCATCGGGTGGCGACCCGACAATGAATGCTGATTCGGTTGTGAGCGATGGGGTCGAACCCACGATTGATCCTCCGCAAGCGGAAGACATAGGCACACGAGCAATCGGACAGAATGCAAACAAGCCGTTCAAGTTAGTAGAGGGTTAAGTCATGGGGCAAGTACAGCTTCAAGGCGCGTTGATCGGTGGGCCCCCAAGCGGTGGTGAAGTTTTCCCGGCTGCGCTTTTCAACGTGCCGCTGAAGCTTCGCACGGACCCGAAGGGGTTCGGGGCAGCAACGGGAATTTTGCAACGCACGATCACGAGTGCGGTTGCGTATGTTCAGCTTGCGGATGTGGGGGCGAATGGAACGGTGACGCAAGCAAACACGCTTTATCTGAAAAGCGCGGGTCCGATTGACGTTAGGCTTACGTGCGACGATGGAGTAGGTGGCAACGTCGTGTCGGAATATCAGCAAGATGGAATGTCATTGCTTGAATTCTCCGACGTGAAATTTTTGAAGATGGTCGAGGTGCGCGGAAGCGCGCAAATTGAATTTTTTGCGAGCGGAACGCGATAATGGAGGAAGAAGAACCATGGCAACAAAAGATGCTTTTGATAGGGCAAACCCGAACACGATCGCGGATCTGTTTCGCAAGGCGAAGATCGGGAAAGTGCTTCGTGGTCAAATCCCGCAAGTGATTCGGGCAAACACTCCGGTTGCGGATGATGGGGTCGATTCAACGTTGTTTGCATGTATGCTCCCGAATGATGCGAAGGCATCGGCGATTCTTCGTGCGTATGCGCGATCGGGCGTAGGCACGCCCGGTGAGCTAACGATCGTTCTCCCGAACGTTGTTCCGGCTGCTTCGGAGATTGCCGTTGCCCCTAATGGTGACATTGTGACGCTTGCGGCGGACGCATGGGAAAGCCTTGACGTGACCTATGTTCCCGAACGTGGGGATGTGGTGGAATATACGGCAACGGTAGATTCGGATGCGATTGCGCTTCCTTCGCATATTACAGATCGCGGTGTCATTTATTTGTTGGACGCGCTAGTTACGACGGGCGCTCCGGCGGGTCGAAAAGAAATCGTCGCCCCCGGGACGGCACCGGCGGCGGGTCAAGCTGCACTCGATGATGCGAAAGAGATTGTCAATTTTGCAGCGGGTGAAGCGACGGAAGCGACTTTGCGGTTGCTTATTGTTGCTGCTGACGATTTAGGATCGTTGCTCGAATCGGGTGAAACGACGATCTAACGATGAACCGTGCGGGAGGCACGGGGAGGAATAACAATGACAGATTCAGAGCAACAAACCGGCACGACGGTGCCGACCACGAATTTCGTCGGTTCATCGACCGGCCAACGGATAGGCACCGATGAACCGACCCCACAAGCGCACATAACAACCCAACCTAATCCCCCACAACCGGCGGATAATTCTTCGCCAACGAATGAACGGCGGCGAACCATGGCGGGGGACTTACCACCGGAGGCGCTGTCGGAACGGCTTGCACGTGAACGCAAGGCGGAACGCGAACGGGTGCTTCGAGAGTTAGGGATCGAAGACCCGTCGAAATACAAATCGGAACGTGAAGAGTTAGCGAAGCTTCGCTCGGAACGAGAAAAAGCGGAACGGGCGAAGCTGACGCGTGAGCAAGCCTTACAAGCGGATCTAGCGAAGGAACGCGCGCAACGTGAATCAATCGAAGCGCAGCTTCGAGAATCCCAAACCGCGCGTGTATATGATCGGCAAGAAACGCAAATTCAATCCATTGTCGGAAGGCATATACTTCCGTCGCGATATAAGTATGCACGAACGGATTTCATTGAATACCTTTCCGGGCTCTCGAAGCGACAAATAGCACGCCTCACTGAACGCGATATTGATCGATGGTTCGCACGGTTCGCAAAGGACAACCCCGACTTTGCGATTGCACGCCCCGAGGAACCCCCCGAAGAAACGAAACCCAAATCTTCAACGCGAAAGCCGGTGAATTCTTCACCGTCGGCTGCAAAGCCGGCCCCTCCCCCGGCGGCAACGAACACCGATCCATCGGTGGTAGATGGGAAAACGTTTCGCCCCGGTCAACCAAATTCGATGAATAAGCATGAAGTTAAACAAGCGATGAAACGGCTTGGACTTCGCGGGTGGTGATATGAGTGCGGCACGACATACGATTTCAAATGGCGGAGCGGTTCTAAATGTAGACTCCGCACCGAACACGATTGCGCCTCCCCCGGAGCGAATATTTACGATTCCAAAATCGCCAACCGGCATTCAAGGGATTTGGTTAGGTGCTGAAAATGGAACCCCGGATTGCGAGTTATGGTGCAAGGTAACGCCTAACAAATGGCTTGCACTATCAACCGCAAGCTTCGGTGGGGGCACTACCTTTTCATTGTCTTCGGATGCGGCAATTCCTTTGACAATAGGGCTTGCGATTGTTGACGTGCCGTGTTTCGTGCGTGTAATGGTTCCCAACGGGGCAACCGCAATTCATGTCGGGACATCGAACACTTAGCATTCGGGCGTTGCACGGAAACACGTGTTTCCGTCGGACTTGACTCCCCCCGTTTTCACGGTGCATTCTTCATATAAACCAAGCGGCAAGCGGCGGCACTTACGCGGCCCCCGGCGGAATAAACAGGGTGGATCAAGCCAAACCGCAAGCACGCAACGAGCGCAAATGCTCTCGAAGGATGCACACACAATGGAGGCTTGATCATGTCTGGATCATTAGTTTTAGGGGTTCCCCCTGCAATTCTAAACCTTGTTCAGCAAGGCTTACTTGAAAGGGCGTTCCATGATGGGCTCTTCCCGGCGCTCATGTATCGGAGCGAAGCATCGGCGGAGGAATGGGGAGCGAATACAGGCACCGAAATTTTCATGAGCCGCCCCGGGCTTCTCCGCCCGATCGTGAAGCCTCTTGCGGCGGGTGTTGACCCCACCCCGCAAACGGTGAGTTTTGAACAATGGGTAGCTCGGCTCGCACGGTACGCGGGGACGATCGACACGCACATTCCGACGAGCGTCGTCGCGAACGCCGATCTGTTCCTGCGCAACATTCATCAGCTAGGTTTACAAGCCGGTCAATCATTGAACCGAATTCCTCGGAATGAGCTTTTCAAAAGCTATCTTTCGGGGCACACGGTAACGATTGCTGCAGCGGGCGCGCCAGATACGACAATCCGCGTGGCGGCATTGAATGGGTTTATTGACGTTGTTATTCCCGGTGCGCAAGTTAGGCCGGCAAGTGTCTCGCCGGCTACCCCTCTTGCTATCACGATCGCGGGTGTGGGGGTTCGCAATGTTATTGGATACACCCCGGATGATCCCGATGATCCATTTGGACCCGGAACGCTCTTGCTCGACGCGGCGATCGGTGGTGGTGGTATTGCGGCACGAACCCCCGTGCTTTCGTCGCAACGTCCAATGATCATTCGTTCGGGCGGTGGAACGTCGGTTGACGCGATCGGCGGCGGCGATACGTTCGTTTTGCAAGACCTGATCAACGCGGTGAACAAGCTTAGGAAACAGAATGTCCAACCGCACGAAGACGGCTACTATCACGCGCACATTTCGACGGACGCGAATTCGCAAGTCTTCGCGGATCCGGCATTCCAGCGCTTGAACACGGCGCTTCCCGATCATACGTACTACCAGGAAGCGTTCATCGGGACGATCGCCGGGTGCGCGTGCTTCCTGAACACAGAATCCCCCGATTATGGGAACGCTGGCGATCGTGTTGCGACGGGTGCCGGTGGTTCGTTCTATTCGTGCGATATAGGCGCTGAAACAACGAACGATTCGGGGATCAATATCGGACGCGTGATCGTTACGGGGCGAGGTGCGCTTGTTGAAAAATACCTCGATGAAAAGGCATACGTGACGGAGGCGGGCATCACGGGCAAAGTCGGCGAATTCACGGTGGTGAACGCTGGCGTAGAAGTGCAGACAGAGCGGGTGCGGTTGATCCTTCGTGCTCCGCTTAACCGACTCCAAGACGTGGTGGCGGCTTCGTGGTCGATCACAACGTCGTTTCCGATTCCGTCGGATATTTCGAGCGGTGGCCCTGAACGCTACAAGCGGGCGATCGTTGTCGAACACGCGTTAGACTAATGCGTGACCCCCTCTTCATCCTTCACATAATTTTCACCATGTAATAGTGGCGTTCGTTTGCAGCGCGAACGCCTCCGGTTTATCTTCATCGGGTGACACCGAATGGTCTTCGAACATGGGCGCTTTACGATGGCGGGAAGTTTCGCGACTTTCCGGACGCATACCAACAAACCGTCTATACGTGCGGCCCGGCTACGCTTCGATCTGCTCTCGCGTGGTATGGACACGAGGTGGACGAAGCAACGCTTGCCGATGAATTAGACACAACCCCACAAGACGGAACCACGATTGCAAACATGGTAAAGGTTGCGCGTGCATACGGGGTCGATGCGGAGGCACGCGAACATTTGACAATCGCGGATCTTGAATCGGCAATTGCACGAGGTGACGTTGTGATCGTCGTGCTTCAAGCGTGGAAGAATTCCGGCCCCCCGGTGGGGGGATACACGAACGAATGGAACGAGGGGCACTACGTTATTCCAGTAGCGATCGATCGCGATGCAATTTTATTCGAGGATCCGGCGGTGGTGGGATCTCGTGTATATCTCACAACCGCCGAATTCATGGATCGGTGGCACGATATAGACACGGGACACAAATTGCATCATGCGGGGATATTGCTTCATGGTGTCGTGACGGGGATCGTTGCATCTTCCCCGACACTTGGGGAACCCGTTTCGATGCGATAGACAACGGGGGCTCATGATGCCAGCATAAACACGGGAGGTTTGATCATGAGAAAACTACAAAGCACTGATACACGAAAAGAAGATGAAAATGTTCAAGTGTTAGATTCCGGCCCTATCCCCGAAGTGACACTTGAACTACCGGGTGCATCCGACGTGGTAGGTGATGCAACGATTCGAAATGCCGCCCCGGAAACCCCGCCTCCCCCCATGCGGTGGTTTCGCGTTGTCAAAGGTGGGTACGTATTAGACAACGGATTTCGAACCATGTTGAAGCCGGGCAAGGAAATCAACGATCTGAACTACACGATCCGTAACTTGCAACGGCAAGGGATCGTGCTCGAAGAGATCACGGCGGCGGATCGCACGTCGCCGATCATGTGACGTGAAGGGGGTTCGCGGTGCCTTTGACGGAACAAGAGCGGGTCAAGATACGTCATCATTTGGGCTACCTGAACGTGGCGGAGGCTCAAACCTTCGTGTTCGGAACCCCCGCATCATTTGAGCCCCAATTTCTCGTTGAAGGTGCGATGAATCGCGTTCTCGATGCTGCGCTCCCCGAGGTGCGACGCCATATCGCGATCCTCGATCAAATCGAAGAGCAAATGATCGCCGACCATGAGCTTCTCGCAGTGAGCAAGGTAGGCGAGATCGACGTCCGCCCGGATGAACAAGAGGCGTTGGAAGAGCGCTATGATAGGTGGCGTCAATCGCTTGCTAACCTGCTCGGGATTTGCGCGAACCCATTCGACAAGCGTTATGGTCATGGTGTCAACGTTCCGGTGAGGTGGTGAGGTGAACATGGAACGACGTGATGCGGTGTTCTTCGGTGCGGTGATCGCCATGATGATCGCTCCGTGCGTGGTGGCATCATGCACGGGGGAACAACGTCGGATCGCGCGCGACGTGCTCGACGTGATCGAGGTGGTGTGCGCCCCTACCGACGATCGAGATTCTTGCCTCGACAAGCTTGTCGCGATGCGAGCGCGCGAGACGGGCGTGGCGGGGTCGGCGAGTGCGGCGGGGCCCGTAGCCCCTCCCCCGGCTAACGGTTCGTTTTCGGACCCTTCTAGCGCAACCCCAGCGCCTTCCGGGAGCGTTCTGCAGTGAAGGGGTTCGGGCATCACCCGACCCCCCCGGAAGTCGTGCCATGGGGGACGCTCGGGTTCGCATCCGGCGACGGACCCGACACATGCTCGACGCTTTCCCGCTTCGTGCGACGGGGCGGAGATCAATCGGTCACGTCTTCGTGCGTGTGGTGGGCGATTGCGGGAGCACTATGGGCGACGCTTGGACTTCACGGACTCCCCCCGGTGTGGATCTCCGTGCTTGCGGGCTACTGGCTTACACGCCGGCGCACGGCGGCGGGCGGGGTGGTGCTCGATCTGGGATGCCGCCCGACGGACGCGGCGGAAGTCGTGCGCGAACCGGGGGTGATCCCGGCGGAGGCGTGGCCCTTCGTGTCTTCGAAGGTGAACGCGGAACCGGACTTCGGCGCGTTGATCATCGCTCCCGATCGTGCGTGGTTCTCCCTTCGGCGGATCGTGACGGGTGGCGAAGCGCGAAACCGAGATATTCGGTTGGCGCTATCGGCGCCGGGAACGAGCGCGAGGTTCATCCTTCATGGACAAGCGTTGGACATGGAGGCGCAACGGTGGACCCCCGACCGTGGGCCCTACTCGCGTGACGGGCGCCCGATCGTGGGGCGCCATATTGAGTTGTGCCCGAGCTATGGACCCGACGGGCTCGATCATGTGTCATCGTGGGGAATGGCGGATCGACGCGATACATGGGGGCAAGTCGCAAGCGACGACACTTCCGATGTGTGGGCGGTTGAAATCAACGTGACGCTGGCGCTTGCGATGTTCAAGACGCTTGGGAAGGGGATCCGATGAAGCGCGGGCTTCGTTTGGTGGTGTGCGTGATGCTCGCGGCGGGGTGCTCCCCCGACCCCTACCCCCACGTTCCGGCAACGGCGAGTGCTTGTGAAGGGGCGTGCATCGTGCTTGCCACGTTCCCCGAATGCAGGGCGGAGGCGATGCCGGAAGAGCCGGGCAAGTGCGAAGCGCGATGTGAACAGATCGCGCGGCTTGGTTACGTGTGGAACACGAACACGAGCGGCCCTACGTGCATCCGGGAAGCGCGCACGCTTGAAGCGGTACGCGCGTGCAACGTCAAGTGCGAAGGGGGGCAGTAATGCCGCGACCCCGACCGTTGACGCCTTCGGAGGCAAAGCGAACGCTCGCAAACCGGCTCGGGCTTCGGGCGGATCGCTTGCGGCAATTTTCTACCCGGTTCGGGCTCCGCTCGCGGCGTGTGTTCTTGACGTGGACGAAGTTCACGGGCGATGAACGCGGCGAAGGGCAAGAGCAAGTGCTTGCTCGGGTCGAATTGCTTCCGACCCCGAAGGTATCGGATGCCACAGGCATTATGCGGATGCCTTATTCGGCGGGTGTGCTTCCGGTGGGAACGGTTCGTGTTTCGTTGATCTCCGTCAAGTTTACCTTTGATCAACTAACAGGGCGGCGGATCCCCGGACGCTCCGACAACGTGCCGATCCCCGAGCCGATCGATTTCTTCTACGAGCTTGTCGAAGACGGGCGCGGCGATGATCCGGCGGAGCGGCAACGCTTCCGGGTGCTCGGGATCCCGTGGCTCGATGAAGGCAACGTCGGGTGGACCGTGCTACTTGAACGAAGCTCCGAAGACTTCGCGCGCAACGGGACTTCGCAGATCGGGATCGACCCCGATGATTGACGTTCGGGGTGATGCTATGTTGAATGCATGGCAACCATTATTTTACAGCTTGAAGACGCAAAGGAATTCTTCGGGAAGAAGCTAACTAAAAAAATGGAAAAGGCTGCGCTTCGTGGGCTTTTATCGACGGCGATGAGGCTTCATCAAACGATCATCACGCAGATCATTCCGGCTCGTTCTCCGCAACCCGTGGATCGCGGCGTGTTTCGTGCGGGGTGGCGTGCGTATCTCACAACGGAAATGGGGAAGGAATGTGCGGTGATCGAAAACCGGGAGCTTCACGCGGCGTTTATTGAGCACGGCGTCCGCGCTTCGAATGTAAAGGGGGGAAGGCGTGTGCGTGAAATTCTGGCGGAATGGGCACTCCGTAAGCATTACGTTTCGAACGAGATTGAGGCACACTCATTCGCATTTAATTTGCTTCGGAAGATGAAGCAGCGGGGGGTCTTCAACGGTGGGCAGGGGTTCGGGATATTGAAAGAGGCTACGGAGTATTACGCCCCCCAATTTTTACCTGAAGAAGTCGCACGGGAAATGGCTTCCATGTAACCTTGAAATATGGTGTTGCCTAACGAAGCACAACAATTTCTTCCCCCAACAACTACTCCGTTCGGGAGGGTGTGGCCCCCTCGTGCGGACCCCCCGACACCGGCGGTTGATGCGAGAACGTTTGCCCTTCGTCGGTTCCGTCAATTCTTGTCGTGTCTTCGTTTCAATCGGACGGAACGAGGCGATCGCGTGATCCCGTTTCAAGTGCCGATCGCGAACATATTGATCGAGCAACCGGATGACCCGAAGGTGCTGAAATTTCCAAGCATCGCGTTCCTTCCCGGGGTGGGATCGAATGAACCGATCGGGCTTGGCCCCCCGAAAATAATGGAAGAAACTGTCGATAAATTCGGGGATGGAACCGCACTCGTGCTTGCATCTGAATTTTCAGAGGTGTTCATTGTTGAAGTATGGGCAAGCACACGGGCGGAGCGGCGTGCTCTTGTGGCGGGGATTTCCGTTGCGCTCCGTTCGGTAGAGGAAAGCTATTCAACCCGAATCATGCTCCCTGACTATTACGATCAAATTGCTGAATTTTGGCTTGTGGAAACCCGATACATCGACGACCCCGACGTGGTTCGGGGAAGGCGAAGGGCACATCTTATGGTTGGGATGCGGGTTCCAGAAGTGCATTTGACAAACATTTCTCATTCTCACGGGATTGCAACGGTGGAAGCTTTTGAGGTGGTGGTGTCATCATACGATAATTGTCGGTGCGGTTGCGGCTGACAAGGTGGTGTGCAAGCATCGTTTCAGCAACGAACCCGAGCGGAGGCTAAGACATGGCCGGTTTCATTCGACGTTATTTATTCGATCCCGGATTTGAAGAGATTGCGGCGATCGAAGGTGTAGTGATCATTGATCGAGAACCCCCGGCATCGATCACAGGGGTAGGATCGGGGACAGTGGCGATTGTTGGGGAATTCGAAAAAGGCCCCTTCAACGAACCGTGTGAGGTTGCTTCAAGCACGGATTTTTTGAATACGTTCGGAGGCTTCGGATTCACTTATGACGGGGTGCCTTCGCAAAACCCATGCGCTCGTTCACGCAAAGCGGATGCCGCAATCATTCCGGAGTATTGGAACGGGAACGGGTTCATTGCTCTTGCGGGGAAAAAATTTCGAAGATTGATCATTGTTCGCGTCGATACGTCTGTAGGTGAGGTGGAATTCCGTCGGCTTGCGTGCTTGAAGGGTGCATCCGACTTCACGTTCAACCTTGAACCGGGGGACACTATCTCTACAGATGTGGGGGGCGGACCCGTTGCTGCAACATTCAACGCAACGGCGGCAACGGTAACGGGTGTTGCATTCGTTGGCGGTCTTGCGGCGGGTGAAAGCGTAACAATTGGATATGATGAAGAACCCAATGTTGACGTTGTGTTTCTTGCTTCCGACGTGACGATCGGGGATGCGATCGCACGAATAAATCTTGCAGCGGGATTTGCGTTTGCATCGAACAATGCGGGAGCGATCCAACTAACGGGTCGCAAGCGCGGGACGGATGGGGAGGTTCGCATTGTGGCGGAGGCACCGGCGGGAGTGCTCGCAAAACTCGGTCTTGTCGTCGGGACAACGAGCGGCACAGGCAATGTAGCGGATATTGACGCGGTGACTTCGTTAGAAGTGCATACTGTAATTCACACGGCAAACCCATCGGTGAGCGTTGCGCGTGATGAAGGACAACGCTTGATTATGTGTAACACGACGACACCGGAAACAGGAACGCTCACGGTCACGGCAAGTACGGCGGTTTCTCTCGGGTTCAATGCGGGGGATGCGTCAACGGCTGCGAATGGTGAAGACGGTGTGATTCCGGCGGGAACGCGTGTGCGTAATTCGATCGGGGATGAATGGGTAACGATGCAAGATGTGAAAGTTACAGCGGCGAAGGCCGGCCCTTATGCGGTGAAGATTCGACCGGCAAATGATGACGGCACAACGGGATCGGAGATTGCCGGTTCGGCCAACGTGCTTCCGTTCCCGATTCCGAACCTTGGCGGGTTCGCGGTGATCAACCCGTTGCCTATTTCGGCGGCATTGTCGGAGGCAACGATCGATTCAAAATATCAAGATGCATTCGATACAACGAAAGACGTTTCCAACGTCGTGAAGGAAACGAATGTTATCGTATCGGCAAGGCAATCGAATTCGGTTCGATTGATGGCACGCACGAACGCGATCGAATCTTCATCGGAGGGGTGCTTTGGGCGGATTGCGTGCATTCGACCACCGTTGAAGACACCGCGTGTGAAAGCGAAAAGCACAACCGCGCAACCGGGGGTCGGAGCATATCGCGATCAACGGGTGGTATATTGTTATCCTGGCGTGCGTGTATTCATTCCGCAAATTGCTTCGGTGGGTTTGAGCGGAGGTGCCGGCTTCACGGCGGATGGTCGCATCGACGTTGGCGGGGACACATGGCTTGCCTCGATCATGTCGCAATTGCCCCCCGAAGAGAATCCGGGGCAGCAAACCACGTTCGCGACGAACATCCTCGGGGTCGAAGCGGACAACCCCGACGTTCAGGGAATGACGGTGAGCGACTACCGCGCGTTCCGCGCGAGCGGGATCGCGGCGTGGAGGATGGATGATGGTGTCGCGATTATTCAATCAGGTATCACAAGCGTTGACCCGACAACCCATCCGAACCTTAGAAATATCGCACGGCGCCGCATGGCGGATTTCATTCAAGATTCGTTGGCCCCTCGGATGAAGGCGTTCAACAAGAAGCTTGCAACGCGCATTCGACGCGCATTGATCATCGGAGAAATCGATGCGTTTCTTCGAGGGCTCCGCTCCGATGGAAACCCGGCATCACAACGAATTGAAAATTACTTGATCGATGCGTTGTCAGGGAACACGCCGGAAAGCCTTGCGGCTGGCGTGTTTCGCATCATTATCAAAGTCCGAACGCTCCCGTCGCTTGACGTGATTGTGCTTGATACAGAGGTAGGGGAGAACGTTCAAGTTACAGAAATTCTCGCGGCGTGATTCGAAGGGAACGTGAAAAATGGCGTCAAGACTAAAAGGGCAAGAGGTAGAAATCCGGGTGGTGAACGCCGGGAACGTGGTGACTTCGATCGCGGCGATAGCCACCTTCAACGAACAAGTCATGCTCGAAACGAAGCAAGACGGCTTCCTTGGGGAAGTCGTGGATCGATTCGATGATATTCTCCGAGGTTATGGCTTCGATCTGGAATTCCAGGTGTCGGAAGCTGCATGGATCGACTTGCAAACGGCGATCATCGATCGCGCGCAACGCAAGACCCCCGAAGTCACGTTCAACGTGATCCGCACGGACTTCTATGCGAACGGCGACACGTTGATCGTGACCTACTCGGATGTGAAATTCGGGGCGCAACCGTTGTCGATCGCATCGCGCGGCGACTTTGTGAAGGTGAAAATTGAAGGCAAATCTTCGGAGCGAACGATTCAAAAAAATTCGCTTCCGTAAAGGAAGACACCGGCGGCATGTTGACTGCTTGATCGACGGGTCAAGTCCCCTCCCCCTCATGCCGTCGGTGTCGCTTTGATCATGGGAGGTAAGGATCATGTGCGACAAGGAAGAAGACTTACAGGAACAACCGTTGCCCCTCGAAGAAGAATCACCGGAGGATACTGTTGCGGAGGTGTCAGAGGATGACTCCACCGAAGAAGCGGAGGTGATGAAACCGAAGCGCTATTTCGCGATCCCGAATGCGCGTGCGGGGGGGGCCCCACAATGGGCGAAGATCCCCTCCGGGTTCAAATTCCCACGTGGGCGACAAGTCGCGTTCATTCGCTTTCGAGCCGAATGGACGGACACCCCATGGAAGGGGGATCGTCAAGCGATTGTGTGGAGCCTCACAGATGCGGATGAAAAAATCGGGCTTGCACGTGCGATGGGGGACGTAAACCGCGCTGCAAATGAGCTATCAAAACAAATGCTTCGTGCTGTCGATGGGTATGAGGTGACATGGGATGGTTCACCGGGACCGGGAAATATCGATCGATGGTGGACAGAAATCGGCGGCAAATGCCGACAAATTCTCGTTCGCGTATATACGCAGCTTCATGTTCTATCGGAGGAAGAACGCACGGATTTTTTCGAGAATTGCATCGAAGTACGCACGACGGGTTAAGACGTGATGAATACGGGGAAACCTTAGATCCCGATGAAAGACGGCGGAGGCTTCAACGGCTTGGGGGTTTCCTTGGTAACGATGCGGACGGGGCGCGCTTCAACGCTGCGCTTGCATACGCTCTTGACCCGGTGGAGTTAGAGCGCGAGCGCAAAAGGCGTCATGTCTACCTCGGTAGGTATATGCATCTTTCGGTGACAAATCTTTCCGACGTGGAAGTTACGACACTCCGTGCATATATCGACCTTTTATCGGATCTTCTTCGAGCTGAACATCCTATATCAAGCATCACAGAAACCGACCGTTGAATAGTTGCGCGATGACCACGGAAACACGTGTTTCCGTCATCATTGCGCAACCATAGGATTGCGGGCTACCCTTCATGGTATGGCTACACGTGACGTGGAAGTCCGAACCAAGCTAACGCTTGACGATCAAGCATCGGGAGCGTTGAAGCGGATCAAGGATGGGTTCGGCGATGTAGAAGAAGGACAAAAGCGAGCGGCGGGAGGAATGGGGTTCTTCACGGCAACGCTCGCGAACTTCGCGGCAATGTCCATCGGCCCGGCGGCGCGGGGCTTGTATGACTTCGCGAAGGGGTTTCTTGACGCGGCGGCGGCGGGGCAAGACGCGGATCAAGCGATCGCCGGTTTGATAACGGCGGTTCAGGGGATCCCGTGGAAGGAAGCGCACGATCAAGCCGAAGCGCTCGGGGATGCGATCGACGAAATCGGGATCGCGGCGGGGCAACCGATCGATGACGTGGCGAACGCTTTCCAAGCGTTGATCGAGCTTGAAGGCGCGAGCGCGGCGGGCATCGCGAAGGCGAAGGATGAAGTCGCGAAGATGGCAACCGTTGCCAACGTGCTTGGCATGAGCACGGAGGCGATCGCGCGCGAATACGGGATGATGGGGGAGGGGATGCTTCGGACGCGCGGGCGCCTCTTCCAATTGCTCCAAACGACGGGGATCTTCGGGCAGAACACGAAGGAAGCCGCAACCTACTGGGCGAAGCTCACGGAGGCGCAACGCACGGAAGCGCTTGCGCGCGGGCTTGAAGAAGTATCGGGCAAGCTTGGGAAGGCAACCCCGACGTTCCATGACTTGCTCAATTCGATCGAAAACATGTGGGAGGTTGCAAAGGAAAAGCTCGGGGAACCCCTTCTAAACGCCTTGATCCCGGTCATGAAGGATCTCGTCGAAAAGATGAAGGCGGGGCGCGGCGAGATCGAAGCCTTCGCAAAATCCATGTCAACCGACGTGAAAAAATGGGTAGAGAAAGCGGCAAAGGCAATCCAAGACGGGTTCGAATGGATCAAGACGCATCACGAAGAAATACGTGATGCGATCGTCGATGGTGTGAATACAGCAAGGGGGGTGGTCGAATTCATCCTTGCTCACAAGGAAGAAATTGCGCTTGCATTCGGAGTGCGTGCTGTAGCGCCCGTGATATCGGCGGGGGCAGAGGTGGCAAAGGGTGTAACGGGACTTGCGGCGCAAGGTATTCCCGGGCTTGGGGTTGTAGGAACGGGTGGCGGCATAGCGGCGGCGGGTGTGGCACTTGCGGCGTTCACGGCGGCGGTGGTAACGGCTGCGCTTGCGGCGGAACAAGCGGCGAAGCTCTACAAGGAAGCGGGAGGAACGCGCGGTGAAACGGGACGCTCATTGGACGCCCGTCTTGAATATGCACGACAGATAAAGGCAACCGCCGGCGGTGAATGGAGGCAGTGGTCGCCGCAAGAGGTGGAAGCCTTTGGTCATATCCGAGAAAGTGCCGTCAAGGAAGCGACGGAGTTAGGCGAAGACTCCTGGAAGGTGGGGGAGGCGTTTGACGCGGCATGGGCTGCACACATGGACGCGGTGCATCGTATGCAGCAAATCGGTGAAAGCTTCGAGCGTACGAACGAAGAAATCCGGCGGCTTGAGGAAGCAGGCGAAGACCCGGGGTTGGCGATCGGAGGTATAACGTCAATGTTCACTCAAGCCGTGCAAGCGAACGATCAAGGCATGGCGATCTACCTTGCAACGTTACTTTCGAAAAACAAGAATCTTGCCGATACGTTCATCTTCGCGACGGATCTCACGGGGCAATCGATCGATGCCTTCGTGTCCATGGTTGAAGGCAAGGCATCGGGGCTCGAAGAATTGATCAAGCAATTACAGGAACGAGGCGCGCAAACGAGCGCTGCCCCGACAACCCCGGCCCCTAAGATATCCATGAGCGGTGGACAAACTTTCAATATCAAACAAGAATTTCGGGATCAAGATCCCGATCGTGTGGCGTTCGTGTTCCGTCGCGATATTGTGCGAGCGGCGGAAAACAGGCTTCAAGCCATCACTACAAGTCCGTTCGGGACTTGATAACCGTTGTCGTGATAACCTTCGAAAATCGAACGAGGAACCGATATGGAAAACAAGATGCCGCTAATCCGTAGTTTGTTGATCAAAGGTGGTGAGCCGCTCCCGGATGGGTTTGAAGAATTGCTAGAAGATGCCGGGGTGGCGATCGTGTCAATCGATGAATTGGACGATGAACAGTTAGGCGCACTTGTAAGCATGGCAGAAGAGGCTGCAAGTGACGGAACACTCGATGCCGCTTTCAAAAAAAATGTAGCAGGGGCCGGCGGCGCATACGGGGGGCATGTTGAAGAGGAAGAAACCCTAGAGGATGAAGCAGCGGAAACCCCCGAGGAACAAGCGGCTGAATACGCGGCGGGGACGGAGCAACATTCGACGGAAGAATTCGTTGACATGGCGGAAGATACAACGGAGAAAGTCGAATCGCTTGTGGAAGAAATTGAAGACGTGGCGATTGAGGTTTCCGATCCTTCAACCGTTGAAGATTTAGTTGTGCAAGCAAGAGGGCTTTTGACAGCATGCAAGGATGCTGTCGATGAAACGAAAATTGCGTTGCAAGAAGATGATATTCAAGCCGCTGCTTCGGCGGCTGCGCAATGCAACGAAGCGCTTGAAACGGTGAAGGATATTCTTGCACAAGCAAAGGAAGCGTCATCCGAAGAAGAAAGCGATCCCGAAGAAGCCAACGGTGGGAAAAATGGTCGTGGTTCTTCGGATGCAACCACCCCTCCGAAAGTAGAGCCTTCGGAAGCACCGCTCGTAACATGGGCAACCATGGCGGCGAAAGGGTGCAAATTTTAGTTTAGGCGAGGAAATCGGTAGTGGCCCCGACGATCGCAAGCGTGATCACGGTTGAAGAAATAGGCGGAGGGCGCAAGCTCGAATTGCGTGGCTCGTCGCTTCCCTTTTATGGTGCGGAATGGGGCACGGCGCAACGGCTTGTCACTAAGTGGTATGCGGGCAACACGATCGAAGCAACGCAGCAAGTGTTAGGTCCGATCGAATTGCCTTCACAATGGGAGGGTGAATGGAACACTACCCGGCTTGTGGGCTCCCCTGCAAAATATACGGATGATGATGGAACGGAGCGATATATCACGCGAGCATCGACGCTCCGTGATGTGTGCGATGGGTTGTTTTATTCGGGCGCGTTGTGCCGTGTGACGTGGGCTTCCACGTTGAACACTCCGACCGGCATGAACACGAGACGCGTTGTGCGTGAGGGGCGCGCAAAGGAATGGAGGTTCCCGCATACGAGAGCCGATGATATTCGGTGGTCAATTGAATGGGAATGGATCGGGCGCGGAGGAAGACAGCAACGGGTGGTAGCGTTCCGTGATGAAGGCACGGAGGCGCTGCTTCGTGATGTGATCGTGAGTATCAATGAAGCAACGGCGGCGATCGAATCATCACCGCTTGTTTCGAGCAATCGTGCGGTGAAGAATTCGGCAACCCCTTTCACGCTTGGCCAACTCGAAGCTTTCCTTGACGGCCCCAACCAACTTATGCGTGACTTCGCACGGTTCGCAAATTCGATCACGAACCGGATGAAGCGCATCGGGGACATGATCAAAAAGGTTCGTGGGATGACTGCAAGCCTTGCGGGGCAAGCGCTTGACGTTTCCACAAATGCAATTGCGGTTTGCAATCAATTTGTGGATGACATGAGCCGCCCGGCGCCCGAGACTCTTGCAACGAAACAGAAAGTTTCAAGTATGCTCACGGCGGCAAGTTACTTCGGGGAAGGCCAAACACAAGCGGGATATGTTCAAGATGCCAACGTTAGGCTGGCGAGAATTGCTCAACAACGGAGGAATGCGCTTCTCCCTGGTAATTCAGATCCTAACGGTAGGATGAACACGAATGGAGTTTTGACAGTACATATCGGGAGAGAAGGCGACACTTTGCCGGGGATTTCATCGCGTTATTATGGCACTCCGGATCGCTCCGATTTGATCGCAATTGCGAATGGTCTTCCCGCGTATCAAGTCGAAATCGATCCGGGGGAGATCATAGTTGTTCCGTTATTGAAAAATGCGGACACGTCAAAGGAAGTATGAATCACTTGATCGAAACCACGCATCGGGTGAAGCTAAATGCCGATGCGAGAGCAACCCCGACAAACCTATTTTCCATCCGCCCGGCTCCGCTTGATCGTGCGGCTCGAAGATTTTGATCAAGCGCAGTTACCGCCGGCACCGGCACGACCCCCACAACTTCGACGGGGGACGGGCAGAGACGAAGCTCCGCTTCGGATCGTCGAACGCGATGGGGTGCTCGTGCTTGAACCGAAGAGCGGTGACGCGACTTCGACGGGAGGCCCGCAAGAGCAAACGACAAGCTCCGACGATTTGACCTTCGAGATCGCGGGTATAGTCCCGATCGCGGTGAACGTCGGACGCAACGGCATTCGCACCGCATCGACTCTATCGGCGGATCTTCGATTTCGCGATTTGCCGATTGATCCTCGCGTTGTTCGTGCGTGTGCGGTTGAATTCTATTTGGGGACGGTATCTGAAGAAGATTTCAAGCGGGGGGTGTCGGGCGGGCTTCGCGCGACCCCTGGCGGGGCCCCGAGCGGGACGGGCGGAAGCCCGTTGCATCTTGTTCCGGATACGTATCAGGACCGACACGGGCGAACGCGCACTAACCTTCGATTTCAGGGATGGGTTGATGAATGGAGCGCATCATGGCCGGATGATGATGAACCGATCGTGCATATAGAATGTACGGATAACACGCGTTTATTGATCGATCAGGGAGCACCGCCACAACTTGTGCTTGACGCGAAGATTCCTCTTGATCGATCAATCGCCACGTATCTTTCGAATTTCCCCCAATTTAGGGGGCTTGGGGTGGAGTATAGGCCGGCGGGGGGTCCGATCCCGATGCTTGAAGAGGCGCTTGCACGCACGGCGTTCCGGCCCCGACTAGGGCCAGGCCCCGGTGGTGGTGGCGACAAGATGACGGTTTGGGATTTCATTACGGACGTTTGCGGGAGCGTGGGGCATACGGTTCGCATCGAGAACACGACGATCGTTATACAGAGGGCGAGAACGCTTTACTCGAACGCATTCAGCGGACGCCCCGATGACCCCTTCACGGGGCGCACGCTCCCGAGCGGGCGCGTGTTGACGCGGCGGCTCATGGTGTACGGGCGGAACATCGCCGACATGGAATTCAAACGAAAATTCAGTAGGGGGGCTCCGACAAATATTGAAGTCAGGTGTTACCACGGAAGACGGAAGAAAACACTTGTCGCACGATTCCCCGATGCTCGATCGAAGACCCCCGGAACAACCCCGCAAACAAGGCCACATCCCGGAAATGCGAATGAGCAGAAATGGCTCGTGATCCGGGTGCGCGGCGTACAGGACGAAGCGGCGCTTCGGATCGTTGCACAATCGATCTACGAATCGTTCAATCGGAATGAGCTTCAGGTGAGCTTCACCACGAAGTCACTTGCGACCTTCGGAGGTGACAACCTTGACCCCGACGCTCTTGATCTCATGCCGGGCGATGCGATTGACGTTGAAATCAACCGCGAAGCGACGGAGATCACGACGGCGGGTTTCGTCGAAGATCGCACGGCGACGGCGGCGGAAGAATTCTTGAAGGGGCTCGGGTATTCCCCGGCGTTCGCGGCGGCTTACTCGAAAGCTGCAACGAACATCGGGGTCCCGGTGACGTTCCGCGTGAAGAAGGTAGGGCTCGATTGGAGCAACGAAGAAGGCGTGACGATCGACGTTGAAGCTGTCAACTACATCGAAGTTCGCGCTGATCGTGTGCTTCCAACCGGCGAAGAAATCGAACCGGAAGATACAGCGGGGGTTTCTCCGGTTACTGTAGTAGTCGATGATTGAGGCATGACATGGTTTTTCGA